TTCGGCTTCAACCGCAAAACTCTCGGTCGTTTCGCTGATGATCTTGATCGTGTATTTCATGTCTTTCTCCGGTTGGGTTGGGTTTCTCGTTTCGTTGGAATCATTATAGCGCGCTATAATTTTATTGCAAGTGTTTTTGCAGAAAGTTGAAATTATTTTTCATCCCCTTCCGTGCGAAACTTCCCGCTATAAACCTTCCCTTTCCCTGTCCATGATTCCAGCATGGATACGATTACTCTGTCTTTGACCCCTGAGATTCATTTGGACGCCACGGCGGCGGGCGATGACCTGCCGACGCGCTTTTCCGGCGTAGCTTATTCCGGCGGGCTGATTCCGCAGTTCGGTGGATTTGGCGATGCCGCGATTGACCTGGCGACGCTGCAACCCGCCGACAAGCTGTTCATGCTCGTTAACCACGACCCCGATCAACGCGCCGGGCATGGCCGGGTGTGGGTCGAGGGCGATCAAGTCCGGGTCGAGGGGCAGTTCGCCCGCTCGACGGAATCCGGTCGGCAAATCGCCGCTGAATTCAAAGACGGCGCGCCCTGGCAACTGAGCGTCGGAATGCACTACCAGGCGCAACGCCCGAAAGGGCCGCAACTCATCAACGGCCAAACCCTGTCCGTCAAAACTCTCTTTACCCATGCCGCCATTCGGGAAGTGTCGTTTGTCCCGGTCGGCGCGGACCCGAACACCACGGTCGCGGCGTTCGCGGCTGATCTAGCCATTGAGGACACTCATTTGACGATTGAACTGGAAGAGACCATCAACCGCTTGACGCGGGAACTGGGCGACGCGCAAGCGCAGCTTGCGGCTGAAAAGGCTTCGCGGGAAGCCGCCGAAGCGACGTTGCAGGAGGCGCAAGCCAGCGCTCGCCTGTCCGCCGTCAAGGCGCTATTTACCGAACTGGGCCGCGATTTCAGCGATGACGCCGCACAACCCTACCTGTCCCTGTCCGCCGAGGCGTTCGCCTTGCTGGCCGGCGAACTGCGGGCCATGAAGCCAGCGCTCGACCCGGCCTTGACTCGCCCGCTGGCCGTCTCTGGCGCGGCCCGCCCGGACTTGGCTCAACTCAACGCAAAACTGATGGCGCAAGTCGCCGGAAGGAAGGAATAAACCATGGCGACTTATACTGAACCGATGCGCCCCTACGAGGCCGTCCTGAGCGATCACGGCGGCATTTCCTACGATTCCATCACCCTGAATTCCGGTTCCGGCACGCTGGTGGCCGGCTCCGTCATTGGCCGGATTACCAAGCAGCAAGCGGCGGCTCCCATTCCGGCGGTTGCGGGGGGTACGGGCACGGGCACGATGTCGCTGCTGACCTTCGGCCCCGATGTACAGGTGGGGAATTACGTCATCCAGTGTACTACCGCAGTGACTCATGGTGGCGTGTTCAGCGTGACCGCTCCCGATGGAACGGCGCTACCGACCTTTACGATGACGGTCGGTGACGGAGCGGTGAGTCGATATACTTCTAGCCATCTGTCGTTCAGTATTACTGAAGGAACTTCCTTCGTCACCGCCAACAGCTTCACCGTGGTCGTGACGGCGGGCGGGACTCCAGTCGTGGTGGGTGGAACGGGTACGGGCACTTGCACGGCGATCACCCTGGGCAAGCTGGCGCAACTGGGCACCTACAAGATTATCAACCGCGCCGCTGTGGCGGAGGGTGGTGACTTTGAAGTGTTGGCTCCAGACGGCTCCAGTATTGGCCGGTTCCTGATGGGCACGACCAGCACCGGCGCTGCTGTATTCACCTCTGATCACGTCAATTTCACCCTGACCGACGCCACCGACTTCATTGCCGCCAACTACTTCAACATCATCGTCGCCGGTTACGCCGCGCCGCAGGGCATGTTGTGGGACCCGACCGCGGTCAACGGCGTACAGGAAGCCTACGGCATCCTCACCCACGGCGCCGCCGCATCCGGCACGGTCAACGTGCTGACCCGTCTGGCGGAAGTCAAAGCCGCTGCCCTGACGTGGAAATCCACGGTCACCGCTGCACAAAAAGCGGAAGCCTATCGCCAACTGGCGCTTAACAACGTGATCGTGCGGAGCTGATCATCATGGATATTTATCGCGATTATTTCACCCGTGAAAACCTGCTGGCTTCGCTGGTCAACGCGCAGTACATCCCCCGGATGCTGGGCGAAACCGGATTGTTCCGCACCGTCGGTCTGACCAGTACGATCTTTGCCGCAGAAATGCTGCCCGATAACAATGTCGCCGAATCGGCGGCCATTGCCCGCGGCGGCCCGCCCAAGACCCTCGTGTTGGAAAAGCGCATCGTCGAGCCGTTCACCGCCGCCAGCTACGCCTGGACCGGGGCGGTCATGGCCGATGAGGTGTTGTCGGCGCGGGCCGCCGGCACCAACGGCGCTGCCGAGATCATTCAACAGCGCATTGCGGAGCAGACCGCGATGCTGCGCAACCAGGCGGATTTCCAGTTGGAATATCTGCGGGTCGCGTGCGTGAACACCCCGACGAACGCCTTCGGCGCAGTCGGCGCGGATGCCACCGTCGCCTTTGGCGTAGCGGATACCGTGGCCGTTCATGCTTCGATCCATACCGCCATCACCTTGCGGATGGAGGCGGCCCTGGGCGGCCTGCCTTATTCCGGGATTGATGTGTACTGCTCCGATGTCTTCTGGCAGGGGCTGATTCAATCCAAGTCCATGCGGGAAACCTACCTCAACACCGCGGCGGCGGCCCAGTTGCGCGGCATTCCACTGGATCGGATTGACTACGGCAACTGCACCTGGTGGCGGTATCGCGCCAGCGGCAACATTGCCATCACCAGCGGCGAGGCCAAGGCGGTTCCGCGGGGCGTGCCCGGTCTGTTTGTGCAGGCGTTCGCCCCGAACGATACCGTCGATAGCGTCGGCGCCGGGGCGGCGGGTCAACCGTACTACCTAAACAGTATGCCGATTGAAACCGCCGCCGGGATTAAGGGGTATCAGATCACCCTGCAAAGCCATCCGGTCATGGTCTGCACCCGGCCTTCCTGCGTCCAGATCGTTAGCCTGAGCTGATGAGCTATTGCACTTCCGCCGACTTGGTGGCGCGATTTTCGGAAACGGAGATCGCGCAACTGTCCGATATGGAAGGTCGGGAAACCATCAACGAGGCGGTCGTTGATATTGCAATCAATAGCGCCAGCAGTGAAATCGATAGCTATCTGGCCTGGCGCTATGTGACGCCGATCACCGACAATGCGCCGGATCATTTACGCAGCGTGTGCGTCGATCTGGCGTATTACAATCTGCACAATCAGCGGCCATCGCAAACGGCTATCAAGCGGAAAGAGGATGCGCTGGGCTGGCTAAAAATGGTGGCGGGCGGTTCCATCAAATTGCCGGTCGCCTCGGCTTATGAAACCGCCTTGGGTTCCGGCGGATTGGCGTACAGCGTGCCGGCGGATGAGTCCGATAACCCCACGTTCACCCGGCTGGTGTGGTAATGGCGGCTCCTTATCAGTTACCTGATTTGATCGTGCCGCGACTCTCCACCCTGGCTTGGCCGGTGCGACACGTTGAAGAATTGGCGCTGGCCGAAGAAGAGGCGCAATTGGCTCCGGTCGTGCTAGTGATTCCCTACGGGTTGCAGATTACCGATGACGCCGATCAGACCGGCGTACAGGAAACGGTATTGGTTGTGGCGGTTACTCGCTCGGTCAATCAGCGCAGCGGACAAGATGCGCGCCAGCAAGCGGGCGACATTCTCGCCGCTGTGGCGGCGCTGTTGACCGGCTGGCAACCCTCCACTGGACATACTGCGCTCGGGATCGAAAGCCCGCCCCAACCGCAGTTTGTGGAAGGGACGGCGCTGTATCCCCTGCAATTCACGTCTATCTATCCACTCACGGCCTAGCGCGTGCAGGTCACCCTCGAACTCGATTATTTGGAGTAACCTAATGGCTACCTTAGTCAATCAAGAAATTGCTTATGAGTCTGCGCAGACGCCGGTGGCTTTTGCGGCGCTGACCCCGGATAGCGTGCGCACCGTGTTCACTGCGGCCAGCAAGCCCTGGTCGGGCGTGATCATTACTTCCGGCGTGGAACCCTATGTCGTCGCGCCCTATGGCCTGGTGACCGGCGGCGAGGTGACCGTGGGGGCAGCGGCGGGCGATGTGGCCGTGGCGGCCTTGACGGCGATGATGGCCGGCGTGACCGGCGCCAGCGCGACGACGGGCATTCTATCGGTTGGGGCGAAAGCCGATCTGACCATTACCCTGAACACCACCGAAGCCAAGCCGTTCCGCATTGACAGTGTGACCGTCAGCGATGCGGGCGCGATTGCCCTGGTGTCTGGCGGCGGCCATGCAACGGCTTTTAACGAAGTGCGCGGCTCCGACGGCGGCCCCCCGAGTATCCCGCTGGGCGCGATTGAGATCGCGCAAGTGCGGCGCAATTACTGGCACGCGACGGACAATCGCGCGGTCACGGCGGCGGAAATTTTCCAGGTGCCCGGCACCCATCAGGAACGGTACGATTATCCGGTGTGGAACGAAGACCCGATCCGCGGGC